GGACTAAACAAGACCTCTTTCATTTTGGGGGATGAGCAAGGCTTAGGAAAAACCAAGCAGGTTATTGACTTGGCAATTGCTAGAAGGATGCAAAAACCTTTTGCCCACGCCCTCATTATTTGCGGGGTAAATGGGTTGAAGTGGAATTGGCGGGCAGAAATTGCCAAACACTCCGATGAAACGGGCTATATTTTAGGTACAAGGTATCGTAAAAGAAGTGGTCGGGAGTATGATGGCGGAACCAAAGCAAAACTTGAAGATTTGCATAACCTACCTAAAGACTTTTTCCTNATTACCAACATGGAGAGTCTGCGAAGCAAGGAAATTGCGGACAAAATTGCTCAACTTGCCAAGCAGGGGATTATTGGAATGATTGCCTTCGATGAGATTCACAAGGCAAAAAACCCCAGCAGTCAGCAAGGCAAAGGTCTTTTGAAAATTAAGGCGGACATAATGGTTGCCATGTCAGGAACTCCTTTAATGAATAGTCCCCTTGACCTGTATGTACCCTTAAAATGGCTTGGGTATGAAAAACACAACTTCTACCAGTTTAAAAATCGCTACGCTGTTATGGGTGGTTATGGGGGGTATCAGGTGATAGGGTATAAGAATTTATCGGAATTACAAAATGCACTAGATTCAATCATGATTCGCAGGTTAAAGAAAGAGGTCTTAGACCTTCCGGAAAAAGTGCATATTACCGAATATGTGGAGATGGGCACGGCTCAAGAAAAGATATATGATGAGGTTTTAACGTCGATGCGAAAGAACATTGACAAGATTGCGTTAAGCCCGAACCCTTTAGCCCAACTTATCAGATTACGACAAGCTACGGGCTACACGGGCATCCTAAGCAGCGATATTCAGGAGAGTGCAAAACTCGACCGGCTAGAAGAGCTTGTTGAGGACGCTGTAGAAAGTGGAGATAAGGTTATCATTTTTAGCAACTGGACAGATATGATTGCCCCGGCGTTTGAAAGGCTAAAAAAGTACAATCCAGCCGTTATCACAGGAGAAACCAAGGATAGGGTTGCAGAGCAAAATAAATTTATGAACGACGATTCGTGCAAAGTGATCATGGGCACAACGGGAGCCATGGGCACAGGGTTAACCCTCACCGCGGGGTCAACAGTGATATTTTTAGATAGTCCTTGGAATCGGGCAAACAAGGAACAGGCAGAAGACCGGGCGCACAGAATTGGCACCAAGTCCAATGTAACAATCATCACCCTAGTAACCAAGGGAACAATTGATGAAAGAATTGAGGAACTGATTTATCAGAAAGGAGCTATGGCTGATTTATTAGTAGACGGTAAGCTACCAGACACGAACAAGCGGGAAATACTTGAATACTTACTCAGTTAGGGAGAGGTGGAGCAAAATGAGAAAACGGATTTTAGTTGTGGCACTGTTTGTTCTAATATTAAGTGCATTGTTTCTAAGGAGCGAAAAAGCTGATCCGGCTACTATTTGCACAGAAAATGTTTTTACTCAGCAAACCGAGCCGGAATCTGTTGAAATTGAATACGTTGTACACAATAGGTTGGACTTACCAGAAGAAGCAGATGGCAAATTCAAAACCTACATGGATTATCGCAAAATAACCGATAAAAATTCTAAGCAATGGGAGCTACAAGAGCAGGCATGGACGGAAGGGAGGGGGTTCAGAAAAATCGGTGAACATTTCTTAGTCGCAGTAGGCACTTTTTATGCAGAAGAGGTAGGTAAGGAGTTGCTCATTGAGTTTGAGGACGGGGAACAAATCAAGGCTATCGTAGGAGATATCAAACAAGATAAGCACACTGACCCAATGAACCAATATGCCCCAATTAATGGAAATATCGTGGAATTCATAGTTGACGCCGAAAAACTAGATCCAGAAGTGGTTAGGCGCGGCGATGTGAGCTGGTTGGGTTTGAACGGTAAGATTAAATCAATATGGGAGGTAGAGAGGTATGCAAGAAAAATGGTTATCCGTTAATAAGGTGGCGCAGGAATTGGACGTATCCCCACTGACAATCAGTAACTGGTACGGGTGGTATAATGCTGAGGATTCGGTGATCCCGGAGGATTGCCCAGGATTGCCTCCATTTATAAGGCGTGGAAAGGGCGGCAAAAGAATGTGGAAAGAAGAAGACATTGAGCAGTTAAAAGCTTTCCAGGCTTGGATCCCCAGGGGTAATAAGGGGGTTATGGGTAATTGGAACTACCGCAGAAAGCGCATTCCACGAGATGAGTGGGAAAAAAGGTCTAAAAAATGATTAAAGAACCCTTTTAGGCTTTTATCCCAATCTCTATATAATAAATAAAGGAGGTTTTGCTAAATGTCTAAATTGGACGACCTGATTCCGTTGTATTATGAGCATAATGAACTTGTGAAAAAACACAAGAAAGTTGCGGACAAGGCTAATAAGGAAATTAAGAAAATTATGGCGGAACAGGGCATCACAGAATTTGCCACCCACGGATTGGTTGCCAAGGTTTCTGTATCAGAACGGGTTGACCTTATGGAAGATGTTTTGATGGAGAAGATTAAAGAACTCGGGATCAAAGGTATTATTAAGACTAGGGAATATATCGATATGGACGCTCTAGAAACAGCCCTTTACAACGGACTTATTAACCCGGCTATGTTGGCTCAAGCCCAGACCAAGAAGGAAGTTGTTACTCTGCGGATCAGACAAGAAGCGAAGGAGGGTTAATATGGAACAGGATGCTATCTCTAGCAAGATACGAGAACTTACTGAGAAGTGGTTTGCAGGAGAGTTATCTGATAAAAGGTTTGCAGAAATAATTGCAGGGTTACTCAATGAGGAGGATGCGAAGAAGGAGAAGAATAATGCCAGAAATTAAAGGTAAAACCGTGTTTATTGAGGCGCATAGTAGGGTTAGTGTTAAAATCAAAGAGAGCTTCTACACCTTTGAATTTGTAGAAAGAAGAGAAGTTCCAGAAGACGCTAACCTGCCGGTGGAGCGTGAGGCTTTATGGANNGATGTTCATGGAGAAGTGGATAAGCAGGTTGAGGATATAGTAAAGGCAATGCAAGGGCGTTAATTCGCCCTTTTTTTACTTGTGTTATTTCACTAACTACTATATAATAATATAAGGAGGTGTTTTTAAGTGGAAAAACTATATTCCGCTGAAGAAGTTGCAAAAATGGTTGGTAGAACAGGGGCTACGATAAGGGCGCATTTAAAAAGTGGTATTCTGAAAGGACACAAAACCGTAACTAATCGGTGGGTCATTAGGCACAAAGATGTGTTGGCTTATATGGGCATTAAGGAGGATGACCATGATGGCGTTTCCGATAACTGATCTTCTACGAAATGATGGGTTTGTTATCTATAACAGAAATCTAGCTAAAAACATAGGCGTAAACGAGGCAATACTATATAGCGAGCTTCTTAGTCGCTGGAACTATTTTAGGGAAAGAGGACAATTAACAGAAGATGGGTTCTTTTTTAACACGGTCAAAGACCTCGAAGACGGAACCGCTTTATCCGATTACCAACAAAGACGGGCCCTTAACTCTCTAAAAGAAAAAGGACTNATTGAAATGGANGTTAGGGGGATCCCCGCAAAGAGGTATTTCCGCATTGTAGAGGATAGCGAACTAATAGCTAGCTACCTGGTGCCTCCAGAAGAGGGTAGATCTCAAGAAACTAAAGAACTAGAGATTGAGCCCAGTTCTCAAGAAACTAAAGAACTAGAACTTGAGAAACTTGAGTATAGATCTCAAGAAACTAAAGAACTAGAACTTGAGAAACTTGATCCTAATAAGAATAATAGAATAAGAATAAAGAATAAGAATAAGATAAAAGAGGGGGGACGAGTCCCCCCCTCAGAAATTAAACCTAATCCAACCTCTTTAGCTAAGCAGACCTCACTTTTAGACAAAAAGGAAACTAAAAAACAAAAGAAGGCTAGAGAGATAGGCAAGATGAGGGATATGATTTTAGCTTTCACCAATAATCAAGAGGTACGGAAGGCACTTACAGACTATTTTAATTTTAGAGTGGGTAGAGGTCTTACCTCAAAACAGTGGGAGCTAATTCTTAGTGACTTGAGGGAGTTTGCAGGAACAAGTGCATCCTTAGCCATCGAAAAGATTGAGCATGCTTTAGCCGGTGGGTACATGACAATTATTGCTAGTTGGGAAAAGGATAAAAAAGCAGGTCGGGGCAATACTTTTGACAATACTGCTAGACATGAGATTGAAGATGCAAACCTGTCGGATGAGGAGCGGTTTGCAAAGATTGAGGCCAATCTAGTCAGAGACG